GGCAAATGTCGGCTATCTTGTCGCGTATAATCTTTTCACAGCCAGACTTACAGGTAGCACGCACTTCTATGTTATTCCATTTGTGTATATCGAAATACGTTTCCTTATACCTGGTTACGGACTTGCCCAGACGGTCGCCCATATCCAAGCAGTACATTTGCGCCCACAGATCGACCAGGCCGTTAGGTGCCGGCGTGCCGGTAAGGCCGATAACGCGCTGCACCGTCGGCGTGGCTATACGTATAGCCTTAAACCGCTGCGACTTGCTGGACTTAAAGCTGGTTAATTCGTCGATTACCAGCACGTCGAAAGGAAGCATACCGCCGTAGAGACCGCACAGCCATACGAAGCTGTCGCGGCCTATAACGTACACGTCGCCGGGTTTCTCCAGGGCCAGTTTGCGCTGCTTTTCCGTACCCATCACTTTTACCACCCGCAGGCCGCCCAGGTGTTCCCACTTCGCGGCTTCGGTCGTCCAAGTGGTTTCGGCCACTTTCTTAGGAGCCACCACCAGCACTTTGTCCACCTCGCAGTCGTTGATAAGCTGCTGCACGGCGGTAAGGGTGCTTACCGTCTTGCCCAGGCCCATATCGAGAAACAGGCCGCAGCGCGGGTGGTCTAATATCCACTTCGTAGCAGTACGCTGGTAGTCGTAAGGTCTGTACAGCATCTTATAAGTCCTTTACAAAGTCCACGGCTTGCAGCAGGGTGTCCACCTGGTCTTTGCTGTCCACCACTGCCACGTTATGGCCCATCTGGCGCAGCTGGGCTATACGCAGCTGCTGCACCTTTGTAGGCTTTTTGCCCTTGCTCTTAAGTTCCACCCATACCACAAAGCCACCCGGAAACAATAGCACACGATCCGGGTAACCTACCACGCCAGGGTTACTGTATTTTAAGCACACGCCGCCCAGGTCTTTTACCCGCCGCACCAGGTAGGCTTCTATAGCCTTTTCCGATACGTCGGCGTGTCTCACTATGTTTTCTATCTTCTTATCCATTTTGCTGCTTTTGTAACTTTGTAACCGGTGTAACCAGGATTTCGCTAACTCTATACATATACACACGTAACCTACTTTTTTGGGTCGCGCGTACGTGTACGCGTTATGCGCCCTTACACCCTCAAAAAATCACTAAACTATTAAACAACATATTTTTATACATATTTTCAGTTACATAGTTACATATTACTATAACTTGTTATTTTTCAGTCTTTTAGCGTGTAACCAAACCTGTAACCAAACCTGTAACCAAATTTCCGTCAGTTACATTTTTTGTAACCGGGCCAAAGTTCCAGTTACATTTCCGGCCCTCTGGTTACAAGTCCAGTTACAGGTCTTCGTCGTCCCCTGGCGGCAGGTCGTCCAGGTTTTCCAGGGACAAACGGAAAGCCTTTTGCACGCCGTAGATTTTGTCGGCGTGGCGGCTTGCGCCGGCCCTTTCCCAGCCCGGCATTTCGTCCAGCAGGCGGGTTACCTTTCTGGCCACGTACTTGTATTCCTTATCGGCCATTTCGCGGCCCATACGTTCGCAAATAAACTCTGCCGCGCATACGCGGGTACGCTGCGTAGTGCCGGAAGCGTCCAGCGGGTCGGGGTTATTCCAGTACGCCCGCCTGCGCTTCAAATCCCAGCTGTCCCAGTCGGCAGGTAGCTTTGCTTCCAGGAAAGCGGCCAGCATATCGCGCAGCGGGTCGTCTGCATCGTCGTTATAGGCTTCCTGGCGTGCGCGGGCTTCCGCTTCCAGATCGCCCGGCAGGTACAGCGTTTCGCCGTCGCGCCAGTTCTGGACGGCTTCGGCCCACAGCTGGTTACGGTCTGCCACCAACGCGCCCAGCCAGTCGGTGTACCGGCGCAGGGACGGTTCGGCAGGGATAACCCAGAAGCGGCGGTTACCGGTGTTGCCCTTTAGGAAGTTCGTTTCGTTGGTAGTGCCGCAGAAGATGCACTGGCGCGGGTATTTCTCTACTACGGTGCCGTAGGCGGCGCGGTATATGTCTTCGCGCCTGGTTATGTAGTTCTTTATCTGCTCCACGTCGCTGCGCTTGATACTGGACAGCTCAGCAAGTTCTATTATCCAGCCCATACGCAGCTGCTCCATACCGCTTTTGCCCTCTGTGGTGGTAAGGCTGTCGTTAAACCAGTCGCCGCCCATTATGGAGAAAAGCGTACTTTTGCCTATGCCCTCAGTGCCGGTAAGGATTAGGCAGTAGTCGTATTTGCAGCCCGGCTGCATTACCCTGGCCACGGCAGCGGTAAAGTGCTTACGTGTCATAGCCCGGTTAAGCGGGGTATCTTCCGCGCCGATATAGTCGATAATAAGCCGATCCAGTCGCGGCACGCCGTCCCACTGTAGGCCACTAAGGTAGTCGCGGATAGGGTGGGCGCGGTGGCGCGTCAGTACAGCATCCTTTGCGTCCTTTATCTTTTCCTTGCCACTTATACCGTAGTTTTCGTCCAGGTACACCCGCAGGTTAGCGTCGTCGCGGTTTCCCCACTGGGTGGCTTTCTTATCCCACGGCAGGCCGCCTTTAACCAGGTCAAAGCCGCTAAACAGGTCGTGCCAGATATGGCCCTTTAGCTTAGGGTCGTTTTCCAGGATCGTAATTATATTTTTGGTCGTAGGCTTCGGCGCGCCCTTGCGGTCATATTCCAGCTGCTCAGTCCATTTGTCGCTGTCCGGGTCTTTGTCCGCGTCGTCTTCGTACGCGTCCGCTATACCCTCAAAATCCGTGTCTGCCGACGCTTTGCGCTCTTTGGTAAGCAGTCGCCTTACCGCAGCGTCTGCGGCGGCAAAATCGGCCATTTTAAGCGACGACGGCAGGCGGGCTATATCGGTTACGCGGCTGTCTTCGTCATAGACACCAAACAGGTGGATACGCACCAGGTCGTAGGCGTTACAAAGCTGCATACTGGCCGGGTCGGTTTCGTGGTGGCTGTAGGCAAATTTGCCCTCATAGCACACCAGGCCACCGGCCACGCTGCCTTTGCGGTAGGTGTACCGTCCGTCCGTAGCGGTCTTTTCGTACGCATCCTGTAGGAAAGTGTCTATAGCGTCTTCTATCGTGTAGGCACGGCAGAAAGCACCGATAAGGCCGGGTTTTTCCAGCGGGTCGCCGGCCTTGCGCAGTTCGTGTGCGATCGCGTCGCCCTCTCTGGAAGACGTGGGCCACTGGCTTGCGTCGTTAATATCCTTATACGTGGCCAGCACAGCGTCCACGTCGCACGCGGGGCCGTCCTGGTACTGGAAGACGTACTGGCCGTCGCGGCTGGTGCTGGGCCAGTAGAAAAGACGCGGCAGCTGGTAGGTGGTTATGTCGAAAAGTTCTATACCGATTTCCGCAGCGATCCTGCGGCAAAGCGGTTCATACTCTGCCGGCGTAACCTGGCGGGACAGCGGGAATACCAGACGGTACCGGGGCTTTTCTTCGGTGTGCTTGTGCGTGCTGTAGAGCATAGCAGCAAAGCCGTAGGCCATAGTAAAGTCGTCCCATACGTCCGGCGTGCCGTAGTCTATATCCAGGGTGGCCAGCGTGCGGTACATTACGTTTGCGGTCTTGCGGGTGCCACCGGTAAGGTAGCCACCCACGAAGCCGCCCACGTCTTTAATGTCGCTCTGTTCTTCGCGCGGCATTTGCAGGTATTCTTTGACGCTTTCGCCGGTGCGCTTCGTTTCGGCGCACTTGCTTACTATTTCGCTCCACTTCCAGGTACGGTTTTTCCATTTCTTGGATAACCGGCTGTGCGCGGTAGCCAAATCTACGTCAAAGTCATATTTTAGCTTTATCTTCATTATTAGTAAAAAAGTTCGGGCGTTACCTGTACCTTTTCCCGGATTATCGGCATATAGTCCGGGTTCAGTTCAAAGCCCAGATAGTTTCTATGAAGCGTTGCCGCCACCGCTGCCGTGGTTCCGGATCCCATAAAGGGGTCTAATACCAGGCCGTCCACTGGACACCCAGCCAGGACGCAGGGCCGTATCAGTTCGGTAGGAAAGACAGCGAAATGCGCGCTGTAGTCTGCCTTTACCGGTATAGTCCATACGTCGCGTTTGTTGCGTTTGTCGGTTATCGTTACAAAGCTGCGCTGGCCGCTGGGCTTCTGCTTCGTACCCCCCCCCTGCCATACGTTTGCCGTTATACTCAAATCGGCCCTTGCCGGCGCGCCGGTTGGTTACGCTTACCGCGTCTTCCTGGATTGCCTTATAGTCGAAGTAGTATTTTTTGCTTTTACTTAGCAGGAAAATATATTCGTGGGCTTTCACGCAGCGGTCGGTTACGCTTTCCGACATAGGGTTAGGCTTACACCAAATAATATCCTGCCGCAGGTAGTAACCGATGCTACGGAGCGCAAACGCCAGCTGCCAGGGTATGCCGATAAGGTCTTTAGCCTTGTAGCCGTCGGACACCAGGTAATTAGTGGCCACTCCCAGGGTGCCTTTATTGGTTCCCTGCTTGTAGCGGCGCGCGTTATCCGGGTATTTGCCTGCGCCTTTGCCGCTGCCGGCGTAGCTGTCGCCGATATTAAGCCACAGTGTGCCGGTGGGTTTAAGCACGCGCAGCACTTCGGCGAAGACTTCCGTAAGCCTGGCTATGTAGGCTTCGGGCGTATCTTCTAAACCGATCTGCCCGGCGGTGCCGTAGTCGCGCAGGTTGAAGTAAGGCGGCGAAGTTATACAGCAGTCCACGCAGTCGTCTGGCAGTTCGCGCAGACCCTGCAAGCAGTCCATATTGTATATTTGGTTTCGCAGTTCCATTACTCTTTACCGGTTTCCTTGCTGCGCCAGTCGATGCAGGCAGACTGGGTACCGGCGGTAATAATATCCATTACTTCGCAGGTGCCGTTTTCGTCGTCGTCCACGTGCCAAAACAGGCAGTTTTCGCAGCGTTTGTATTTGCTTCTGTCTCTCATTTTCTTTACTTTCTTATTACCCCCCCCTGCCATACTTCCACGCGATCGGGGACGGTGGCAGGGAAAAGGGATAATACTACTACGTTCTTGCGGTGCGGTTTCATACGCCGGTACAGCTAAGGGTTTCTGCCAGCTCAGTGGCGCGCTTGTTTACCGCGTCCACGGCTTCGTCTGTAAACTCTACCGTTATGCTCCATACGGTTATCCAGATAAAGCAAAGCAGGCAGATTTGTACCTTTACCTGGTAGAAGATGGGATACTGCACGTAGGGGTCGTAATACGTGTCTTCGGTGGCCGGCTGGTGGTACATACCGCTGTTGATAGTACCGCCCTTTACGCGGGTCTTACTGTGGAAGCTGTCTAAGATTTTCATACTGCAAATGGGTTTTATTTGGCCCGCCTTTCGGCGGGGCCTGGAAAGATTAAATACTAAGGACTAAAGGTTAAATAATAAATGCTGAAACCGCGCGCACCCTGCCCCTGAAGCTGGCCTTAGTGAGGCTGCCCATATAGCCGTTGCCGAGGAACAAGCCCCAGGCGTTCGTCGCGCTGTACTCTGTAGAAGTCCAGTACCACCAGTCGCCGATTTCTTCGCCGCCTACTTCGCGCAGTGCCTGGTTAATCTGTTTGCGGAAAAGATGCACGAAAAGCAGCTGGCCCATAGCCGGGACGTACTGGCCTTTCTTAAGCTGCTGCGCGATCTTCGGGTTAAGGATGCCAGCCAGGGCCAGGCGGTCGGTGTTAGCCTGTCCGTCCCAGTCTGCGCCCGCGTCTTTGTCGTAGTCGGCAGGGCTTTTGGCCGTCGTCAGCGTCAAATCCTTTTCGTCGCTGTCTTCCGGGTCTTCCATATCGTACAAGTCCACCACCAGGGATTTGCCGCCCAGCTTAATGCCTATGCCGGTGCAGCGTTCTTTCATATCCTCTGTAACGGTGCCGGGTTCGTACTTCTGGAGAATAACCGGCGACTGGTGGCCAAACACCAGGTAGATGCCGTCCGGGTGTACTTCGGTTTGGATTGTGGGCCGTACGGTTTCCGGGCCGGGGACAAAACCGCCGGCGGGGTACTGCTGCGTTTCAGCAGACAGGTAGGCTTCCATTTCTGCGGCCTTTTTCGGGTCGCCTTGCGCTGCCATAAGCAGGGCTGCGCGGGTAATTTCTTGCTGGTTCATACTGTAACTATTTTTGGGGTTTATTGGTTCAGCATATAGAAAGACACCTTACCGTAAACGTCCGGATCGACGGCGGCGTTAGCTGCTTCGGCCTGGTCGCCCAGCATTTCGTCGTCGGTGCGGGTGCCGTAGCTGTGGAAGTAGGCCAGCAGCTTTGTACCGTTCGACAGCTCCACGATAAACGGCAGGTCGCAGCTGCTGCGGTAGATGCCCTGTATTTCACACTGTCCGACGGATACTACGTAATTGGTGTTTATCTCGATAGTGCCACGGCAGACGCTCCACCGTTTGGCACCGTACCGCTTGATAGCGGCGTAGGTAAGGTTTATTATTCGCTTCATATCTTGTACTGGGTTTTAGTCTTTGAGGTAATAAGGGGTGGTGTAGCCTGCGCCTTTCAGCGGCAGATCGCGGCACCACTCGATAGGTTTACTAAACAGGGCTTCCACCTGTTCCAGCGTCTGGCTGGGCTGGGCTTCCACCACTATTTCGTCGTGGATATGGAAGACGACCGGCAGGCCGGCTTCGCGGGCGCGCAGGATAACCACGCCCAGTATGTCGCGGGCGATCGCCTGCACCACGTTTTCGGTCAGCTTACCGCCGTAGGTGCGTATCTTGCCCCACTTCTTTGTCGTCTGGTTGGTACCCTCATACTCTATAATTTTGTGGTCGCCGCGCCAGCCGTCGTTACGTTCGATGCCGATAGAGACGCGCGGGTAACACAGCGTCCGGCCAGACGGCAGGGTAATAGTCAGCATCCCCCACTGCCGGCCCACTTCGATACCACGGTTTACGCGTACGCTTTCGCCGGTCTCTATAGCTTTGATGGCTGCGGCTTCCAGGGTCTGCCACAGCTGGGTTATATTCTGGTTAGATTTGCGCCACAGCTGTACTATTTCCTTTTCTTCGTCTTCGCTAAGGCCCAGACGCGCGCCGCCCATAGCTTCCAGCGCGGACACGCCGCCGCCGTAGCCCAGGGCCAGTACAGCTATCTTTCCTTTCTGGCGCAGTTCGGCGTTTTGGCCGTGCTTTTCCACCGGCACGCCAAACATTTTCGACGCGGTGCTGCAATAAATGTCGCCGCCGTTCTTGAATACGTCCAGCACCCAGTTTTCGCCGGCCAGCCACGCGATAACGCGGGCTTCGATGGCCGAAAAGTCGCAGACGTGGAAAGTATGGCCGGGCGCAGCGATAAAGGCGGTGCGGATCAGCTCACTAAGTACGTGCGTAGGGTTGCTGTAGTTGTTGGTAAATTCTTCCAGGTCGCCGCGCTTTACCAGACTGCGGGCGTAGTCCAGGCTGGCCAGGTGGTTTTGCGGCAGGTTCTGCACCTGCACCAGGCGACCGGCCCAGCGGCCTGTACGTGCTGCGCCGTAGAATTGCAGCAGGCCGTGTATCCTGCCGTCGTCGCAGACGCATTTAAGCATAGCAGTGTATTTCTTACTGCTGGTTTTGGCCATATCCTGGCGCAGCTCGATAAGTTCCTGCGCGTCCGGGTATTCGGCCAGCTGGTCTTTAAGGTCGGCCAGCGTCTTTTTGTTCAGCGTCTCCACTTCGCTGCCGGTGGTTTCCAGCAGGTAGCGTTTGAGCTGTGCGGGGCTGTTCGGATTGTCCAGCCCGGTAAGGGTCTTAGACTGGTGTGCAAGCAGGGCTTTGTACTCAGTGTCGAAGCGTTCGGCGTTCGCCACCAGCTGGCGGTCGATAAGCACGCCCCTGTCGTTAATTTCCTGGTCTGCTATGTACAGCTGGTCGTCAAAAGCCGGCACTTCCAGGCGGCGCACTTTGGCCAGTATGGCTTGTTCTACCTCAACGTCGCGGATATTGTACGCCTTAAAGGTAACCCAGCGTTCGGGTGCGTCGGCGGGATAGTGCCGGCCATTTTTACCAGGCAGGGAAAAGTAGCGGATAAGGGCCGCGCCCTCTTTCATTTTACCGGCTTCCAGGCGCAGCACTTCGCCGCACTGGCCCAGCGGCAGCGGCAGGCCCAGACGCGCAGCGCGCACCATAGTACACCGCCACTGCGCAGGGTCTAAACGGATGCCCAGATACTTGCCCAGGTTCACGCGTTCAAAGGTGGCATTATAGGCGGTCTTTACCACGGCAGGGTCGGTCAGCGCAGCCAGCACGTCTTCCGGCAGCGTTTCGCCGCTGGCCAGATCGACGCACTGCACCGGGCCACCGTCCACGGCGTAGGCAAACAGCAGTATAGCCCAGTCCGGTGCTTCCACGTAGCGGTACACACCGCAGCTTTTAAGGTCGTAGCTGCTGTACGTCTCTATGTCTATGCCTAACTCTTTCACGGTGTCTTATTCTTTGGGCGTTTTCGGGGCTTTTGCCGGGGTCTTCTTTGCGGTGGTAGATTTCCTTGCCTTTGGTGCTTGGGGCTTTCCTGCGGGCTTGCTATGGGCCGCAGCGTCGGCCTTGCGGGCTTTCTCTCCCTCGCTGGCCAGGAAGTCGCGTATAGCGTCGTTCATAATCGTAGAGACGACGGCACGCTGGCCGCTGGACAGCTTCGACTGCTTCGCTTCGATCCGGGCCGCTTCTTCCAGGATAAAGTCGGCGGTAAGATGGCCGGCAGCGCGCAGCTGGGTGTAAGGGTTGGACTTTTGCGGGCCTTTCTTTTCGGCTTCGGCGTATTGCTTAGCCCAGCCACGCAGTACCTTGTTAAGGCTCTTTTTGATGCCGTCCGGCCCGATTTCGATAACGTTCTGTTTGGGTTCCATACTGAAAGGGAAAAAGCGCAGGGGTTTGGTAGCCGCGCCCCTGCGCCGGTTACACTGTTACAGGTCTTCGTCGTCTTCGCTGCTGGTGTCCACGCCGTCGAAGTCGGCTTCCGCGCTGACGCGCCCGCCCAGGCGGTCGTCGTCTTTCCACTTCATAAGGTTGTTAAGCCCGCAGGCTACGCCCTTATTGCCGCTGACTTCGTAGGGGAAAAAGGTAATAGACACGATAGCCCAAACGCCGCTGTACATTTCTTCTTCGTCCACGATGGGCTGTTTGTTCCTGTCCACGATGCCGGGCCGGGTGTTGGCCTTTGCGTTTACAAAGAAGTGATTTTCGTACAGTTCGTCTTCCTTGTCGTCGCCGTCGTTAAGCGGCATAGACAGGTTTTTGGGGGTCTTGCCGCCCCACTTGGACACGATGCCCTGCTGCTTCGCTGCTTCGATAGCGGCGTTAATGGCCTTTAACGTCTCTTTCTCCGTCTTAGGGATAAGTACGTTAGTCTGGTACTTGCCGTCGGCAGGGTCGCCGTTAGGGCTGTGCTTCGCAAATACGTGGGTGTAACTGAGACGGCAGGGGCCGATAACGACCTTAGTACCGTTTACTTTGGGTGTAATCATAATAACTACTTGTTTAACTGTTTATATTTATCGTCTCCTGGAATACGCCAGGCCGTGTTATTCGTTTGTGTCGATGCCGGCGAAGTCGTCGGCTGCGGGGTTGTAGGCGGGCCGTTCGTCGCTGTCCGGTACCAGGGTGGGTTTGCCCTGCGGCTTCACGATCCACGGCTTGCAGATAACGCCAAACCGTTTCTTGCCTACCAGCTTTTCCAGGTCGGTAATACCGCGCATTTCCTGCGGCTTCATAATCGCGTCTTCGGCAAAGCCAGCATCTAACAAAGCCTTTTTGGCTGCTTCGGTGTCGGTTATCTTGCGGTTAGAGCGACCTGCCACCAGCTTAAAGCCGGGGTATTCGATGCCGGCCAGGGCCTGGTTTAGCGTATAGTCCTGTACGCCCTTAAGCCAGGTGGCCACGGTGTCCAGCAGCGGCAGTATGTCGCGGGCCATTTCTTCCGGGGTCAGCAGGTTAGGGTCGGGGTGTGCTTTGGCAGGTTCGGTGCAGCTTTTCGCCAGGGCCTTGCAGCAGTGCTTCACTTTACAGAATTGGCACCACTCGCCGGGGGCCTGCGGGCCGTCGCCGGCATAGGCCAGCTGGGCTTTGGGTGCCAGCGTCTGGTCGGCCCACAGCATAAGGTCTTCTACGGACAGCTCAGCCACGCTAAGGTTATCCAGTCGCGGCTGTATAATCGTCATACGGACGCGCTGTATATTGTACTCAAAGCTGAAAGCGGCGTAGGCACCCAGTGCGTAGATCATCATTTGCGGGTTATCCTGCGCTTCGACGCGCACACCCTTGCCGTACTTGAATTCGATAATATCCAGGATGCCGTCAGCGATAATAACCGCGTCGCCGGTACCAAAGGCTTCCGGTATCCACTCGGAAAAGTCCAGCCGGGTTTCCACCAGCAGCTGTGCGTCCGGGGTGTGCGCCCTGGCGGCGTTGAATTTTTCCAGCATGATAGTACGGTAGGTGTCCGTGTATTCGTCCATTTCGCCGGTGTGGTACTGGTCGAAGTATTCGGCTATTTCCTTATCTTCGGCTTCCGTGGACTGGCTTAAAAAGGTCTTAAGATGCTTAGCGCAGTAGGCGTGCGCTAACGTACCCTCGCGGGCGTAGTCGCTGCCGCTGTCCGGCTGGCCTGCTTCCAGGCGCGGGGCTGCCGTACAGTTTAGCCAGCGGTGCGCCGCAGATGGGCTTAGTAGTGCGTGTTGGCCGGGCATAACTACTGCTTGTTTACGGTGTAGGTAAACTTACCGTCTTCGCCCTGCTGGACGGTGCGGGCTGCGTCGATGAAAGCCTGGCGCAGTTCCTGCGGCAGCGCGCTGGGTTTCTTCTGGCCGGACAGGTCGTTAGCTATGGCCTTAAACACGTCGGTAACGGCGCGGTGCAGGTCGTCGCTGGGCTTATCCTTGTAGTCTTCGCCCTCGATCCGGCAGCGGGCCCGGTGCATAGCCGTGCGTACGTCTTCTTCCTGCGGGTAAAACACTTCGTCCGGCATATCGCCAGTGTCGGCGGGTGCGGCTTCGGGAGCTGCGGCGGCAGGGGCTGCGGGGGCCTCAACAGCGGCGGGCTGCTGGGTGGTTTCTTCGGTGGCAGCCGGTGCAGCTGCTGCGGGGGCCTCAACAGCGGCGGGCTTGTTGAGGATGGCAGATACCAGGCTAACCACTTCCGGGGTTACGCCGATCTGCACGTTTACTTTAATTTCTAACATATTGCAAATGGGTTTTGGGATTTATCTACAGTATTGGATCTTATCCAGTTTTTACCGTCGTATGTGTCGCACACTACCACGCTAACACCGTTTTGGGTTTCAAAATAAAACCGTTTGTCGCCCTTAGATGGGCCGATATTTAGCCGTGGGTAATTGCGTAAAAAGTCCATAACGGCGGCAGGGTTTACAGGTGGTACACTTCGCCCCAGCAGCGCAGGATTTCTTTACCAGTGGTAACCTTGCGGCCACCGGCTTTGCGGGACTTAAAGACTATAAGGCCGTCGGCTTCGTAGCGGGCCACGGTGTGCCTGTCCACGTCCAGCAGGACGGCTGCCTGCTTCTGGTTGTACAGGCCGTCTTCTACTACTATGGGTTTCTCTACTCGCATAACGTCTTCTTTCTTTGGTCGCGGGCTTCGTTAAACAGGCCAGAAAACACGATGGCCGGCAGGGCCATAGCGTAGGCGATCATATCCGTATAGCGGGTTTCTGTGTGCAGGCGTTCTGCGATAGCCGGGGAGACTTCCCACAGCAGCAGACCGGCGATTATTGCCAGCAGCATAGCGGCAAAGTAGATGGCTTCCTTTTTCATAACGCGGTCTTCGTTATAGTCAGCCGATTGTTTACGTAGTCCGTCGAAACGGAAAACTTGCAGCGCAGCTGGTTTTGCAGCTGGTAGGCCACGGACTTGCCGTTATCGCAGGCTTGTGCGTTCGGCAGGTCAAAGGTGCGGGTTTCGCCGTCAGCCATAGCGCGCAGCGCGTCCCTGGTTACTCTTTCCATATACACTTCTATTTGTAGTTTACGTCTTCGATTAGATACTGAAGCGTGTATAATGCGTTACCCACGTCTGCGGTGTTCACGTCCGGGCCGCTGCCCAGCATATACACGATAAGCGCGCGGACTTTGCGCAGCTCTGCTTTTAGGTCTTCCGGGCCGTATTGAAGACACCCGGACAGGTCGATAACGTCCTGCTGTTTTTCCGTTTCTGCCATAGTGCTTTACAAATAATTAGTTACTTATTTACTTATACCTTTGGCCGATTAGAAAAACTGCTGTATCTTTGCAGGTGTGTTACGTGTGTGTTGGGGCAAAGACCCTGGCAGTTTTTGTGGTCGGCGTGGTTACTTACTCACTCATACCGACGGCAAATGTAAACATTTTAATTTATACCTGCAAACAAAAGTGGATATTTTTTGCAGAAAAATTTTAACGGTACTGTTTATGACTGGCGAAAAATTAAAGAAAATCATAGCCGAAAGTGGCTATACAATGGCTTCCGCTGCGCGTTTACTGGAAATGACACCGCAGCACCTTAACCAGGCGGTTAGTGTGGCAGACGTTAAAAGCGGACTGCTGGAAAAGTTTAGCGCGGCGTTCGGGATCAGCATAGCCGCCCTGTACGGCGAAACCACCGGCGTGGCCATAACCGGCAGCGGTAACACCACAAACGGAAACGACAGCGCGGTGGTAAACCGCTTCCTGTCTATCATAGAGGAAAAGGACAGGCAGATAGCCCAGCTGCTTAAAATGTTGGAGAAATGAAACGTATAGCTGTACTGGTGGCCGCCCTGGTTCTGGCGGCTTGCTCAGCGCGCCACCCTGCGCCGGGTACATACGTCTGGCGTGGCGACGACGGCACGCGCCTACTGGAAATACATATTATACACGGCGACTGCGTGGCCTATAACGCCTTTACGGAAGACGGCCAGCAAATAACCAGCATTGGGCCGTTTGAAACGAAAGGCCGGTGGCCGCGTTATACTTACACCTACCGCCAGGGTGGCAGCGATCTTACGATAACGGCCCGCTTTACCGGCGAAACACTGGAAGCCGATATAGCAGGCCGCACGGTGTGGGGTTCGCATACCACCGATATAGAGACGACCAAAACGCTGCCGTTTACCCTGGAAGCAGCAAATTTTCAGCAAACGGATTAAGGGGATACTTAACTACTTATAAATCAATGGCAAAAACTACACCCACTATACCCAAAGGAACGCGCGACTTCGGCCCCTCCGAAATGGTCGGAAGAGATTATATTTTCGATACCATCAAGGATGTTTTCAAGCATTACGGATACCAGTGCATCGAGACTCCTGCTATGGAGAATCTCTCCACACTCCTCGGCAAATATGGTGAGGAGGGAGACAAACTGCTCTTCAAAGTGCTTAATTCCGGTGATGCATTTTCCGGAGTGGACTTCAGTGAGGATTTGAGCAGCAATGCAATCGCACTGAAAGTGTGCGAGAAAGGACTCCGCTACGATCTTACGGTGCCTTTTGCAAGGTATGTGGTGCAACATCAGAATGAACTCACATTTCCCTTTAAGAGGTACCAGATCCAGCCTGTATGGAGGGCGGACAGACCTCAGAAGGGGCGCTACCGCGAGTTCTATCAGTGTGATGTGGATGTCATCGGCAGTGACTCGCTGCTAAATGAACTGGAACTGGTGCAGATAGTGGAGATGGTTTTCAACCGCTTGAAAATAAATGTGTGCATTAAGATCAACAACCGAAAGATCCTTTCCGGTCTTGCACAGATCTGCGGTCACCCCGACAAACTCATAGATATTACGGTGGCTATAGACAAGATAGATAAGATCGGTCTTGAGGCCGTTGAGGCAGAACTTCTTGAGCGCGGACTCGATCACGATGCCATCGCTGTGATAAAGCCTGTGCTCCTTCTCGAGGGGACTAATAGTGAAAAGATCGAACGCATTGCGCAGATACTTGCCTCTTCAGAGATCGGTATGCAGGGAGTGGAGGAGATTCGCACTCTGTTTGACCTGATTGAGGGTGCTGGTATCGGTACAAGGGTGGAGGTGGATCTCTCCCTTGCACGCGGACTGAACTATTATACCGGAGCCATCTTTGAGGTGAAGGCGTTGGATTTTGCCATTGGCAGTGTCTGCGGTGGCGGTCGTTATGACGACCTTACCGGTATTTTCGGGCTTCCCAACATGTCGGGAGTGGGTATTTCCTTCGGTGCTGACCGAATTTACGATGTGCTCAACGGGTTGGAACTCTTCCCCGCTGAAGTGGCTTCGGCCTCCGTGGTGCTCTTTTCCTATATGGGGGAGAAAGAGGCGGCTTTCTGTGTACCGGTGGCTGCATCACTCCGCCGTTCGGGAATAACCTGTGAGATATATCCTGATAATACCAGGCTTCGCAAACAGTTTGAGTATGCTGATAAGAAGGGAATCCCTTATCTTGCGATTGTAGGTGCAAATGAAATTGCAGAGAACTCGGTGACTTTGAAAAATCTTGCAAGCGGTGAGCAGCAACTTGTTAAAATATCGGAAATAGCGGAGCTTTTGAAATAGGATTATCCCGGATTTAGCCACCACTTTCCGGTGAGTAGGAAGAGAATAATTACGAAGATTCCTGTTTTATTCGGTTTAATTTTGGATAATAGGTCTTATAGGGCAGTTTATTTTGTAAAAACACAACATAAACTGCTTTTTTATTTTGTATTTTCAAGGAAGTTGGTAACTTTAAATGATTTTTAAGCAACCGAAATAATCTATTCTTATTCCATTTGATTGGTAGACAAATGGTCGATATATAGTTCTTAATTTTAACGCACAATCCAACTATGAAAAGGTATTCTAAAATCATGGTTATAGGGATTAAGTTTCTATTCTTATCCCTATGTTTCTTTGCAATCAAATCATCGTCTTGTAAATATGATGATACAGAATTGTGGAACAACATTCAAGCTCTCGAAAATCGTGTGATAACGCTTGAAGAATGGAAAACGACTCTCAACAAGAATATCGAGTCGCTGCAGACTATTGTGACTTCTCTTGAGACAAAAAACTTCATTACGAAAGTTGAACCTCTTTACGATAGTGAAGGCAAGGAGATAGGTTATAAGATTACTTTCCAAACCGGTGATTCCATTGACATCAAATTCGGAAATGACGGGAAAGATGGCAAAGATGGAAGTGACGGTAAAGATGGCTCTGATGGTGTGGATGGAGTCACCCCCGTCATTGGTGTTGTCCAAGATGAAGATGGGACCTATTATTGGACGGTGAATGGAGAATTTCTGACAGACGGCAATGGTAACAAACTGGCTGTTACCGGACCAAAAGGTGACCCGGGAGAGGATGGTAAGAATGGTAAGGACGCAATTGCTCCGATACTGAGAATCAACCAAACGACCAATATATGGGAAATTTCCATCGACAATGGTTTGACCTGGAATGAAATGAAAGATGCAAATGGAGACTTTATCACAGCCACCGGTGAGCAAGGTCCTAAAGGAGATAAAGGAGACAAGGGCGACAAAGGTGACAAGGGTGACCAAGGCCAAAAAGGTGACAAAGGTGATAAAGGCGATAAAGGCGATAGGGGAGCTGTGGGAGCTGCCGGAGCCGCAGGCCCAAAAGGTGATTCTATGTTTAAGGATGTTGTCTATACAGCTGATGTTGTCTATTTCACGCTTATGGCTAAGGACGCCACGGGTGCTAATATAGTCCTTGCCGTGCCGCGCGTGAGTAAAATCACCATCGCATTTGCAGATGGTGCTCTTCCCATTGCAATGAACCGTGGAGACGCTTTAACGATCAATTTTACCGGCTTGACATCTGAGAACTATAATTCTCTGATTGCCGAATTTATTCCTGAAGGTGGCGGTTATGGTGTGCAAACAGACATTGTTACGCGTGCAAATCCCTATTTAATAATTGCAGAACCGGTATTCGTCAATGGTGTATGCAATAGTACGACAGTTACCATCAAACTAGATATAGAGACAGGTGGTTATGAAGCACTACTGAGAGTAACTCTTGTGGATAATGATGGTAAAAAATATGTTGCTTCCCGTATTATAATGTATTTCCAAAGTCGTCTGGCTGCTGCAGCATACAACGGAGGAAGTTATATCCTAACCGACACCGATGCTACGCAGGCTAATCAGATTGAGATTCCGGCCGGAAAGGAATTTACACTTGACTTGAATGGTAAAACAATGGGTAATACGATTATTACTCCTATTTGGGACAACGCTGAGGGTGTTAAGACCTGGTCACTTTTCTCTGTCAGAGGAAAAATGACCATAAAAGATGGATCCGGAAATGATGCCGGCACTGTCAAAGCATACCAGGACGATTGTTATGCCATCGACGTTCGTGAGGGCGGACATTTGATTATTGAAGGCGGCACATATGTCGGCAACATACATGCAGTATATGTCCATAAAGGCACTGCTGATATCAGGGGTGG